TCTGCCTTATCTTTATTTGCCTGTTTTATCTCCGCCAGCATATCAGGGTTTTCATCTTTTTTCACCCAATCGGAGCTAATAATATTACCTTTATCATCAAAACTAATCTTTAGTTTTTTCTTCTCCTGAATTTCAATCTCTTTTTGCCGTTCTTTTTCCAGCTCCTCAAAAGGCAAATGAAAATATTCTCCCTGTTTATCCTTAACAATGTAACCATCTTCCATTGCATCAACTGCAATAAATTTCTTCCCATTCATATAAACAGGATAATTATCAATTCCGTCAATACTTATTTCAATATCATCGTTAATAGGGTTGTATCTACGTTCAACTGAAATATGCCCTTTGGGGGTTTTAACAAACTTTTGCTGCCGTAAATCGTTTTTACGGCCAAACCCGGTTTCCTGTGAAGTCTGAAGGAATAACTTATACTCCGGATCATCTTTGTAGTTATGATTTTGCATAAGGTATTCATCTGATGTAACTAATCCTCCTGTAACATCAGCAACCTTTTTATCTATTCCGTACTTCTTGAATGTTTCCGGGGTTCTCATTTCGCCGGCGGAAACTTTTTTCAGTTCAACATTTTTCCTGAAGAGCTTATGTCCGCCGTCTTCATACTCCAACAAAACAAAGTTGTTTGTGGTTAACTTTACTCTTGAACTCTTGCCCTGAAAGTTTACAATATCCCCCTGCCTGAAATTCTGTAGGTCTTTCTGCTCCTGTAAATAATTGGTTTTATTAACTATTATTGGCTTTTTACCTTCCCCGGCAAGAACGAGTAAATTGTCGGCGGCTTCCTTTACTGCGTAATTTTCACCATTAAACTTAACAATGTCACCTTTGGCAAAATTCATATCTGGCTCGGCTGCCTGCCCTTCTGGTTGCTTTACGCTCTGCCCCTGTTCGTTCTGCCATTGCTTCCGTCCGTCCGGCAGCTTATAAAGATAAATATACTTACCTGGTGCAACTTCCTTCCGGTCAAGATACTTGTGCCCCGGCTTCTGTCCGCCTTTTTGGTTCCATGCGTTTCCGCCTGTTGAAACTATCGGGTTTGATATTCTTACGCTATTTCCGAATGCTTTATATAATTTTGGATTTCTTTTTTTTCGCTCGGCGCCATACCACAATACCCTGTGATTGCCAATAAATGGTTTAATTATTTCAACAGTATATAATTCATTACCGATACTCTTACAAAAGAAGCCGCCTGCCACTTTATCAGGGGAGCACAAAACCTCTCTTATGTTGTCCGGTTCTCTTTCAACTTCAACTTTTCCCAAAACAGTTTCAAATGTTCCTGATACATAAGGTTCTTCTGGTTCTTCTATTTCAAGTTTGCCTGTTTCAAGGGCCTTATTGAGTAAATGGGAATTAACCATTAATCTGTCCAATTCCCGATTATCTGACATTATTACGGTATCTTCGGTGCAATCTTTTATTTTGCCTAAATCTGTTTCTGCCCCTATCTCAATCATATCATAAGGAATTGAATCAAGAATGTGTCCTTCATTATCTCGGGTAACAATTTGATAGTTTTCTAAACTCTTAGTAATAAATCCGCCCTCAAAATCGGGTACTTTGCTTAATATTTTCATTCCATACCCAATATGTTTTGTTCATACCATTTTTTATGGGCTGTCCTGTCTTCAAAGGCAAGTCTTATCTTCCCGTTATCTACCCATTGCATTAATGGATTGAAAGCAATAAATAGGCAGCGACAATTTGGGTGGAAGGGAATACAAGGCATACTATATTCATCATGCTTTTTATCTCTCAAATTATCCTTTTTGTTGCCTTTGGTTTTGTCAATTCGCTTCCGGACTGACATACTGCGGCCAATATTTGTTTTACCGGCCCATACAGTAGTTTCCCAGATATTAGCAACTCTTTTATAGTCTTCTCCGGTTAATGTGCTATAGTCCGGCGGAGGATTTTGAGTTACCTTGTAAACTTTCATGTTAATAACATCGTCACAAGACGGGCAACAATCCGGCATACTTATACCGATTACATAATCTCCCTCATTCATTGTTGAAAGATAACCAGCTGAATAGGCTGTATTGGTTTCTGTAATGGCAACCCTTTTTAGGTTCCGGTTAAGTTCACCTGTATCATCAACAATCATTTCGCGTAACCGCCTTTCAACCCCGCTTGCCCCTTCTCTCCGCATTATTGCCTCCGTGAGGGCTATCTTTACCTGCTGTTGCGTGTTTGTAGTCGTGTTGGTAATAAACTGCCCCCCCTTCTCAACTGCTGCTTTAAGAGCCTCTATTTCACTTATATTCAAATTGTATTCAACAGCGGCATCCTTAATGAACTTTGGAAGACTATCGACTTTTAACTTTAATAAATTAGTGACGGCTTCGCCCTGAATATCTGCCCTTGAAAACATTCTCCCAATAACATAAGCACGTAAGAAATAAGTTTGAGCTTCAGGAATGCGTAGATAAAAATAATTCTTAATAAACTTATCAATTTCTTCAATTTCCGTTATTGTCAAATACTCTTTAGTTTCCAAGTCAATGGTTTTGCTATCAATTAGAAATTGACGTAAATCTTTATAAAAAGCATCGGGATTATACAAACCTGATAACTGTCTTTCTATAAAATCTAATTGCTTAAGGTGATGCAACTTACCGTCTATTGTCTGAATCATTTTTATTTCTCTTGTTAAATCTCATGTCAATTATCTGTTTCGTTGCTATTTTTTCCGCTTCTTGCTGGGTCATATTGCCATCATACTCACAAATTGCGGCTCTCTCTTCATAGATTTCATATTCTTCTTTACTCATTAAATTGGCGGGTATCATGCTATAAACCGAAAATGTTTGACATAATATCCTCTATCCTAATCCGTCCGGCTAACAACAAATAAAGAGCAAGAAAGATTATTCCGGTTATTCCAATTATTCTTAATATCCTGAATACCGGAGATAGGATTTTGCCTATTTTTTTACTGTACTCTACCAACAAATGTAAATCTTCCAGTATCTGGGTGCGCTGATTTATCTGTTCAATATGCTTAAATAGCTCAATTTGATTTTCCCATGTCAAAACTATTGCTTCACTCTGCTTAACAACTTTTGTTGTACCGTTCCTCAATGTTACATCGCAATCAACATTTTCCATCCTTTTTAAGACTTCCTGTAATTGCTTTGTAATTTCCTCTTTGTCTTTCAGGAAATAGCAATCTTTGTTGTTATCAGGACATTCATTACCCATTTACCCCTATTCCTCCTTATTCGTTTTGCTTAATTTTTCATATTCCGATCTTAAATCTCCTTCCATATCGGCATCGTTGCCGTACAATCTCAATAATTCCTTATCCTTGTCGGTTAATTGGCCGCCATTCTGCTCCCCTTGCTCATTCCCTTGCTGTGGAGCTGGGCCGCTGGGTTGCATTTGCTGTTGCATTTGTTCTTGTTGTGCCTTTTGTTGTGCGTTAAATAAAACCGTTTGGTAAATCTGCTGGTTGGTGAAGCCTGGTAAATCGTAAACATTAATATCACCCAGCATAAGTTCTTGCTTCTCTTTATCCTCTTCTGCCAAAAGATCATTAAAACTTTTGGTCGTTGTTAATAGCTTTGAATTAATTTCAACTTTGGCTTTTCGGTCTTCAATCTCGAAACCTTCAAAGGATAACATTATATCAAGTCCGGTAACTCTCTTGAAAATATTTGCGCCGTCTTTATTGGGAGAGTTCAAACTGTCTGCCAAATACTGAAGGAATACCTTTGCCCCTAAATCTTTGCTTTCCTTAACAACGCCGTCTGTTGATTCTTGGAATAAACTCTTTGCCCCTACTGCATCCCCATAACTTCCCAATGTTACTTCTCGGGGGTCTGTGCCTGATAATTGACAGAAAATACTAAACAGCAAAGTCATAAACTGATGGTATTCCATATCCCGGCTGTTACCCCTTGCGCTTACCCATTTAAGATCGCCTTTTTCTGTATTAAGGCTTATCATCGGAATTCTGTTTTGATTGGCTGAACCATTTTGATAAGCATACATAGTTTTTTTTAGGTTTTCTAATGCCAACGGGCTAACTCCTCCGCCTGTAAATGCAAATAAACCCAATGGCAACCGGGAATTCATAAAGTTGCTGGCATTCATCTTAAGAGCATTGGTTATGTAAGTGATCATTCTTACGGCTTGTTCTGCTATACTATACCCCCTATTTGCCCATTTATGGTCTGAACGTAAGAAGAAATGAGACTTCATCACCTTATCTCTGGTAACTCCGGCAAGTTTTATATTCTGATAAACGAGCAAATAATCAGGTTCTATTGGCCCTTCTTCCTTTATTCCTTTGCCTACAATACTTTCAAGCTCATCAATTAACTCTTGTGTATCCGAACCAATAATATGGTTTGTGTACCTTTGCTTTTTTACAACCGGTTTGAATAATACCGGATCTTGCAAATGTATTGCAACCGGATTATCAAAACCGTCTGTTCTGATTTCAAGAGTAATATCATCAAGATCGAAATAATCTTCATAAGCTGCACCGATGAACTTCGCAAAGTTTGGGCTGGTATCATTCGGGGGATAGAAGAAAGAAGCAAGCAACCTTTCTTGCCATAAACTTAAAAGAGTTTTTTCTTCTTTTGTTGGTTGAAAATCAGGATTTGAAAACTTAAATATTGCCCCTCTCTTCTTTCCACCTGCTGGTGCAACTCCCCATTGCGCAAAGTCTAATCTTCTTTTGTTCTTGATAAGTCTGCCGGGTTCCGTATCTCCGGCCCTGCGTAACAAACTATAAGGAATCGGCTCTGTCTCAAGATTGATATAACGATGTCCGCCTGCATAATCATATATAGGCCCGTCAATATCCCTGATGTGGGCAAGTAATTCTTGGGCCATTGCCAGGTTAATTTGAAAACCTTCTTTCTGTACCCTGTCAAAGGCTTCTTGATTTTGTTTTTGAATTGTATCTAATAACTCGTTCGGGTTTTCTTCTTGTTGCCCGGGCGAGAATTCTTTATCTAATTGAATTTTTTGCATTAAAAAACGCCTGATTGTTCAGACGTTAATATATTAATGCGTTATTTTTTATTTTGTCTATTTTTTTTCAGTTTTTACCGGGGATACTCTGATGTCCCGTCTCTTACTCCATTACCATCATAATAATAATCACATTTAGTATTTTTTCTCTTAATATATTCTCACAATGCCTGCTCAACTTCTTTAAGTGTTTCCCCTCTTGCAATAGGTATTGAATCGGGGTTGTTATTATTTTTTGCCTCCCAACAATCTTCTTTTGGTAAGTAAGATATTCTATAAATGTATTTGTGCTCTTGTTCCCTCACCACCCAATAACGGGCAAAACTAATAATCAGGAATATCATAACACTAAATCCAATTATTATAAGAATCCTTGCCTCTTCGCTCATCATTGTTATCTCCTTTTTATGCTAAATTAATTCATCCGGTACATCGAAAAGCCCAAGCTGTCCTTTGACGGGCAAAATAGAAACCGGTCTTACATTCCTGATGAACCATGAATAAGCGCCGGGGTAAACATCACATAATGCAGCCTTTTCATGTTCGGCCGTCATTGGTTGTATATCATATAGCTCTACAACGCAAATTTGCCTTCCTGATCTAAGCATTTCGCGAAATCTTTCCAGGTCGAATCGATTACGATTAAGGTAATAAACACATTTCGTCATTATTTCCTCATAAGGTTCCGTCGGAGGAATAGGGATAATAGGTTTTGCCGATGCACAAATTAATAAGTCGCCTCTGTGTTTTGTTGTCCACACCCTCGTTTCAATTGTTTTGAACCCTACCCTAATTAAGGCTGCCCAAGGTTGCTTTACTGATATTGCTTTCATTTTATTTTATCTCCTTTATTTTAATCCCTGTCATCAAATCTTTGGCGATATTGTAGGCGCAATTCGGAGCATGAGGAAAATCTTCCATTCTATCGCAGTAACAATCAGCCTCAACCTGACATAAAGGGCAGTAAATTTCTTCACATCCACCTGTTAAAGGAATCTTTACCAGTAAACTATTCCTTACTTGTTTGCACAATTCATGTATGTCTTTTTCTCTATTGTTATCGGTAAATTCTTCTTTTGGCAATTTTAATCTTTCATTAAACATTTTTACTCCTTTTTAATTTTTCTTTTTGCCGCCGCACCGCAACAATGTGCAGGCCTAATTCCCTAATGATACGGTCGGCTGCCTTTTGGCTTCTTGCTTCAACACTTATCCCGGCCATATATTCCTTAACGTAATATATAAACTGGTTTTTCATTTGCTTATCCCTTTATTTTAAAATAGTCTGGGTTTTCGTTTAAGTATTTCAAAGCTCGTTCTGTCATTTCTACAGAAGAACATGAAAGGGTATCGTAATTAGCTCCTAACCAATGTTGAAATGTTGTGAGAACCCTTGCTTTATCGTGTATAGAATGGGTTCCTTCTTTTGGAAGTTTGGACTCAATGAGCAAGTAATCTTTTACAGATTCACTTCCCTTAAGACGGTCAATTTGCATCTTCATTGCAGCAACTTTCAAGTGTTCAGGAGTATTTATACCATCATAATTTGTCGGATATATCTCATCGTATAACTTCGCTAATACT